TGAGGAAAAAGCTACTGGATGGGCTGAAGGTGAGTTAGCAAAACAATATAAAGCTACATTCGGTAGATTACCACACCTCAATAAACAAGATCCTACTAATACCAAACACTACAAAAAGGGTTATATACCCAAATCTATTCAGAGTGGATTATTTCAATTTGATTGATATTTGACAATAATTCCGTTTTGTGCTATAATTGAGTATCAATTAATAAAAGGTTAAGTTATGGCCATAATATCTTTCAATCTCTTTAAGTCCTCGTGTGAGGATAGAGGTTATACCGAACGCATATATGAGGATCGTAATGTCTTTGTACTATATTCCAACAATGGAATCAAATGCGAAATTAAAAAGAACCATTATACTATAGGTTGGTTGGCACGGCCCGAAGATGTTAAGGTAATAAGACAGCGATTTATTGAAGCCGGCTTCACTGAAAAATTAGGTAAACGTGCTGAAAAACGTAAGGATGAAAAAGACTTTATCAATGTACACTTTGACGGTGATATACTTGAAAACTTCTGGGTATTAGTCGGCATTATTGAATCTATTGAAACTATTGTCCGTAAGGTACGTGGTCAAGCCATTAAGCCTATTCCACGTGAAGTATCCGAACGTAATATTTTTGAAAAGATTGCCAAACGTTTCAAATATTTTATTGATAACGAAGATGGCTTTGGTCTAGAGAATACACGTGCTTTACTTGAAGGTGATAGTATTGACCATTTAATTACTATTGGTGAGTCAGTAAAACGTACTAAAGAAAATACATACCGAGAACATATTGTTCCTTGTATTTTAATTTATAATCAAGCTGTTACAATGACTATGGAAAAACGTTCAGTAACAGAAGTAGCACAAATGATTAAAAACAATTTGGCTATTGTATTGATTACTAATGAAGAAGCTGAATTACTTGACAACGAATTGGACATGCAAACAAATATGCCCGAAAATTGGAAGTTTGGTGACGATGTTTTTGCAAGATTGACAACTGCCCAAATACAATTGAAATAATCTAAATAGTAGTATATAATAGACACATGAAATACGCACTTATTGACACAGCTAACACATTCTTCCGTGCCCGTCACATTGCATCACGTAATAGTGATACATGGGAAAAGATCGGCATGGCCCTTCACTTAACATTAGCAAGTACTAATCAAATCGTTCGCAAGTTTGGAATCGATCACGTTGTATTTTGCTTAGAAGGTCGTAGCTGGCGTAAGAGCTTCTATGAGCCATACAAGAAAAATCGTATTGTTGATACACTATCACAGACAGAAGCAGAGATTGAAGAAAACGAAATGTTTTGGGATACGTATGAAAAATTCACAACTTTTCTACGTGAGAAAACTAATGTAAGTGTATTGCGTCATGCTGAAGCTGAAGCTGATGACTTAATCGCACGTTTCATTCATTTGCATCCCGGTGACGAACATTTCATTATCAGTAGCGATAGTGATTATGTTCAACTAATCACAGAGAACGTGAAACAGTATAATGGTGTTGCTAATCAACTAATTACACTTGATGGTTACTTTGACGATAAGGGCAAGATTGTTAAGGATAAGAAAACTAAAGAGCCTAAACTGTTAGAGGATCCTCAATATTTGCTATTCAAAAAATGTATGCGGGGCGACGGTACTGACAATGTGTTTAGTGCTTATCCAGGTGTGCGTGAGAAAGGTAGCAAGAATAAAGTTGGATTGATGGAAGCGTATGCTGATAGAGAAAAGCAAGGCTTTGATTGGAACAATCTAATGTTGCAACGATGGGTTGACCACAATGAAGTAGAACATCGTGTGCGTGAGGATTATGAACGTAATCGTATCTTAATTGATTTGACTGCACAACCGCAAGATATCAAAGACAAGGTTGATACTAGTATTCGTGAGGGTGTGCGTGTGACTACTACACCTCAAGTGGGTATTCACTTTATGAGATTTTGTGGTAAGTATGATTTGACAAAGATTAGCGAACAAGCAGAGACTTATGCTAAATGGTTAAACAGTCCCTATACTGGTTCATTAGTATGATGGACAAATATCAAGAACATTTTGGAGTTGAAGAATGAACGATAATATCAAAACTGGTGCAGACATTCACGCCGGCGACGGTGATTATAGTCTGGGCACTAAAGAAAAGTATGATGAATTTGTCAAGGGCCGTAATCAATCATTAGGTAAAATGAGAATCCGAGAACTTGCTGAACAAGCTACAACTTATATTGAGCCAACATCTAACAGTGGTGAAGGCTGGATCTTTAACAAAGAAAAGTTCGCCGAGCTGATTGTCAATGAATGTTGTAACAGACTTAGTGAAGAAACAATACGCCATGATGGTTACGGATACAACCAACATGAATTGTACAACAGATTGCGTAAACATTTCGGAGTTGAAGAATGAACCAACAAATTCGACAACTTGCCGAACAGGCTGGTATGGTTAAAATACTTGAAGAACATGCTCACGAATATGGCAATGGTATGTTTGAGAATACTCTGTACCCAGAGTTGCAAAAGTTCGCCGAGTTGATTGTTCGGGAATGCGGAGAAGTTGCTTATAAGGCCTATTGGAATAATCCCGAAACAGTTAGAGGCGTACACATTCAAGAAAAGATTAAACAACATTTCGGAGTTGAAGAATGAAATTCACAACCACTGGTAAAACTTTTAAAGAAATCAATCAAGGTGATACAGACTTTATGATGACTGATGGTATCAAATTAGTACCACGTGCTGCCATTAAGATTAGCCAACGATGCCCAAGCAATTATGCTAGTTTGATTCAGGAATGTATGAGTCACGGTTGGCTCAAGACTGTCGCATATGTTAAAGAATCAGATTATGTTTGGGAAAAGGTAGGCGAATAAAATGAGTGGCGGACATTTTCAATACAAGCAATGGGAAATAGGTAATATTGCCGATGAGGTAGAACAACTTATCATTGACAATGATAGTGAAGAAAAAAATCAATGGGGTGACAGAAAAGGTTGTCATTTCACTACAGAAACCATTGAAGAATTTAAAAAGGGTTTAGCTATTCTACGACAAGCTCATGTCTATACACAGCGTATTGATTGGCTAGTGTCAGGTGATGACGGTGAAGATAGCTTCCATAGTAGATTGAAAAGAGAATTAGAGGATTTAAAATGAATAGAGATTTTAATAATATTGTGTTTATTCTAAATAAATCCCCCAAAGAATTACATGCATGGTGGGAATTATTAACGGAAGATGAACAACAGTATGCCATGGAGATTCTTACTGACTATCGTAAGATGTTAGATGAACCTGTCGTAGAAGAATATACATTAGCAAGAGAATACTTAAAGAAGTTTCAGTTATGAACTTAGCAGAATACTTTGAAAAAAATAGATACAAAGCCAAATCTCAAATCGGTGATCGTATCTTTGGATATTGGAACAACATTCCGTTTGTTGGCACTGTAGGAAACGACACCGTAATAAGTGAATTAGTTGGACCACAACTTAGTATTCATTTAGATTTACCAATTTGCTATGAAAAGGTAATACGTACTGTTATAATAGCAAAACATAAAGAGTTTAAAAAGATATCAAAATTGGTATCAATCATAGAGGAAACAAATGACAAAAACACTAATCGCAAAACCAGTAGTAAAGAATCAGTTCTGGATAGTGACAGACGGAAACGAAAAAGTCGGTAATGTATTAGCAGATGGTTCCGGCTTTGAAGTTAAACTTAACGGCAACAAGACTCATTTTAAAAATACAAATGCTATTGAGAAGCAAACTAAAATTGAGTTCCAAAAGATTAAGAAAGAAAAAGTTAAGCAAGATATCCCTTTTAGTGAATATCCAACAACTAAAAAGATTTATAACTCAATACTAGATATCAAACGCAAGATTCATCTATTCACAAAAACACCTAAAAGCAAGTGTTATTATGCCGCAGGATGGTATATTGTTAGTCAGGGAAGTGAACCTACTATAGAATTTTGCCCTAAATACATCTTTATTCAGCGTTATGAGTATGTAGGCCCATTTAAAACTGAAGATGAAGCAAAAGACTTGATAAATATCTAATGATTCAAATTAAGCGGTTTATTGAGAAAGTATCGTTAATCGAAGGACGACAAGGGAAAGATGTGGTTATTCCAATATCTGACGCTAGAGGCCTACGTGATGAATTAGCAAAACTACTAGCAGACCACTATGAAATGAAAAAGGATTCCCCTGAAGAGGTAATTCAAGTTCAAATAACCGGGGGAACATTTAAATGAGTAGAACACAACCAAAAGTCTTACTAGAATTAGTAGACAAAGTAACATACAAATGCGATCAAATTGTTGAAGCAAGTGGCATCTGGGCTGTATTCTATGATGGACAACCTATCAATCTAAAGTCACAGCACTACTTAGATAACGAAGCAACACCTAAATACAAGAAGACCAGTTTCAGCAATCCTGGTCATGCAAGAAACTTGTGTAGAAAATTAAACACACAATTTAAATCTGATAAATTTACTGTCGTGTTTATGAATAATGGTACTACTGTGTACCCCGATGAGTGATAATAAATCAAAGAAACAACGTATCACCGAGGCTGTACTTAAACAGTTGCCGCCTACAGATCAACCAATAGACAAAATAATTAACGAGTGGTGGTTCACTAGATCCAGTGAAGGATTGCGCCTATCCGCCATTGGTGATTTAAGTTTTCGCCACGCACAAATAGAATTTTTTAACTTACCACTAAAAATTACTCAGGACAATTGGCACAAGTTTATAGTTGATTGTAGTAAGAAAATTAAATGTCCGTACTATTTTGGTGTTAATAAAAATGATTTGAATGAAAAAGAGGCATACATAAGATTGTATGACAGTAAAATCGCTATGATGATACAACTATATGGTGATGTACATAGTTACTTAGAATCAGTAAAGGCAAGAAAATGACAGAAGAAAAGAAAAGCAAGAACCCATTTATAAACTTAGCTAATGCCGCTAAGAAAGATAGTAAGCATCCTGGATTAGGTAAAGCACCTAAAAGCCAAGGACCTAAACCAACTAAGGGCAACGGTAGTGCAACGGTTGTTCGTAGAAGTGGTCGCGGTGGTTAATACCATCTACCTTCATTACGCATACGTTTGATAAGAGTTAGATAAGTGCTACATACTCCGTAGCATTTTAATTGTACCGTACTAAACAAACTACGGTCATCTATTTCCGGAAGAAATATAATACTAGTATTGTTAATAGGCACTGTACCAGGGGTGATTAGTTTACCACTACTTGTTG